GGGAACTAATAAACACAAGGGAGCAAATCCAGAAGACTATCTTGTTTTACAAGGATGCCTTGGACTTGTTAGAGCCTAATGGTAAGCTCATCATCATTGGTACCCGTTGGTCAGACAACGACCTCTACGGTTGGATTATGGACAAGACTAACCCAGAGCAGGTGTGGAGGAACTTTGATGTCATGGTTCAGCAGGCATACAGTGGAAACCTAGAAACAGAGGAGAACTTACAGTTATTGTTCCCGCAGAAGTTCACACGGGATATTTTAAAAACGCTGAAGATGGAGAAGGGACCATACGAGTTCTCGTGTACTCCAGAAGAAACTCCAATTTTGATGTCTGACTGGAGCTTGAAGAAAATTTCCGAAGTTAAAGTGGGGGATGAGGTAGTTGGATTTACTCTGGATAAAGGAAAAAAGAGAAGGTTAGTAAAATCAAAGGTGAAAAATACATTTACGAAGAAAGACCAAGTTTATAAGCTAGGAATGAAGTCTGGTAAAGAAGTCTTGTGTACTAAAGACCATAGGTGGATGACTAGAAAATCAGAAGATGAAACTCATTCTCTTTACAATGTTCCGAAGATTGGAAGAAAGTTGAGATGTATAACAAGTGTTGACGAGGTTTATTCACCAGAAGAGATATCTGATTATCGGTACCTTGCTGGAATGATAGACGGAGATGGAGGTTGTAAAAGCGGAAACTCAATTTTCATTCATCAGGATGATAAGGCTAATCCTGTCGTCTGGAAAGAGATAAGAGATACTTTTGACAGACTTGGTGTTCCATATACGAGTAAGGATAAGTATTTGTGGCTTAATGGTGGAGCAGAAGAAAGGGAAAAAATACTCAGAATAGGAAAACCTGCTAAGTCATATCAAATTCTTAAAAGTATGTACGGAAGTAGGTTCTGTCGTGAAGTTGATGAAATTGTTTCAATGGAAAAGGAAAAGGTAAGAGACGTGTATGCCCTTGAAACTGAGACAGGAAACTATGTTGCTTGGGGATTTGGCAGTTCGAATAGTCAGTACATGAATGACCCTGTACCCCAGGAGGATGCTAAGTTCAAGACAGAGTGGATGAAACACATCTTAGAGGATGAGTTGAGGATTAGGGACATGAACTACTTCACCATGGTAGACCCTGCTATCGGACAGCTCAAGAGTTCTGACAACACGGCTATCGTTACTGTGGGGGTAGACCAGTGGAACAACTGGTTCGTGGTGAACATCATCTTGGGCAAGATGTTGCCTAACGAGATACTAGACTTTATCTTTGCTAACTGGGAACAGTATAAGCCGAGAAAGATAGGAATTGAGATGACGGCTTATCAAAAAAGTCTGCAATATTCCATCATTGACGAGATGAGACGTAGAAATGTTTTCTTACCTATTGTAGAATTAAAGGCAGACAGGTCTAAAGAGGAAAGAATTGAAGGACTTGTGCCTCGTTACGCAAATGGAGGCATATATCATCTACAACAATGTCCTCACAGGGGCCAGTTAGAAGAAGAGTTAATGCGTTTTCCAAAAGGAAAACACGATGACATAGTCGATGCTTTAGCCTACGGACTACAGATATGTTTTCCAACTAGGAGCAAGCAACCAAGATTTAGTGACCCTGAAGATAAACGACCAGTAAAATATTTATACTAATATGGCAACAACAATAAAATCAAACAGAAAAGAGCCAAGTATCAGAAAGATGTATATTCCTAGTGACGGAGAGTATGAGGTCTTAAAACATACTTATGACAGGAAGAAGGACATGGCAGATGCTCGTTCTGACGAGGAAGACAAATGGGAAAGAAACATAAAACAATGGGAAGCAGATAGGGGAAAGAAAAGTGCAGGAGACTGGAAGAGTGATATTTATGTTCCAATGACACTGTCCATTATTGAAGCTCAACTTTCTGAGATAGTTCATCAAGACTTAATGCCTTGGGTAGTTGGACGTGGAGAAGAGGATGAGGCTAAGGCACAGGTAATGAATGCTATCCTGTCTTATACATGGGAAGTTTCAAAGAGTAATGTAGCCTTATTTCAGATAATCAAGGATGCTCTTATTTATGGAACTGGTATAGGAATGGAGTACTTCTGGAAAGAACCTAGAAACATAACTTTGGCTAACGGTAAGAAGAAAGAGGTTCTTGAATTTAGTGACGCATATCTCCAACCAATTAAACTAGAAGACTTCTATGTAGATGAGAGAGCTCAAGGCTTCACAGGTCCTCGTGGGGCAAAAGATGCCGCATGGAGAAACGTCATGGACTACGACGACTTCAGAACCTTCTTCAAAGGTAAGGTATGGGACCCTAATGGAAATGCCCAGTATGTTAAACCAGGCGGAGACACAAGTTACTACGAGTTTTATAAGGCTCCATCAAGGATGGACCACTCTAGAGAAGTAGAAGTTCTATGGTACTGGAATAAACCAGATGATAAGTTTGTGGTTGTGGCTAATGACGTAGTTGTTAGGAATGAACCAAACCCATACAAGCATAAACAACTTCCCTTTGTTAGAGCCATCGACGTTTACAAGCCATTCCAGTTCTACGGTAAGGGAGAGGCTGACATCCTAGAAAGTCTACAGGAAGAAGAGAACACCCTCAGAAGAATGATTATAGATAGGAACCATCTAGATATTGATAAGCCTATCCTTACTTCCGACACACTCACACTAGAGGACGAAGATGCGATGGCAGCACCACACAGGGTTATCCCTGTTGGAGATGTTGACCAGATTAAGTTCCCAGAGTACTCAGACATTCCTGGTTCGGTCTTTAAGACCCTAGATATGCTAAACGACGACAAGGTACGGGCAACAGGTATGGATGAGAGGCAAACCTCCGTTTCAACAGCTGGTACTGCCACAGAAGCAGCTATCTTAAAGGAAGCTACTCTAAAGAGGCTTAACATGAAAATGTGGCATATCAAGAACGACACCCTGGTTGATATAGGCAGACTAAGAGTTGCCAACATCATGCAGTTCTACAAACAGCCAAAACTAAAGGAAATTGCTGGTCAGGCTATGGTTGATAGAGTCAAGGCCGAGGGGCGTTTGATTTTGTCTGGCGGTAAGAAATACGAGAAGAAGTTTAGAAATATCAGACTAGAAGACCAGAGGGTTGAGATTGACCAAAAGACACAGCAACCATCAGTTCTTCCACATAAAGGAGTTACCTTCTTTGAGGCAGACCCTAAGTTCTTCCTACCATCCGCAGGGAGTTTTGACATTCGATACAAGGCAAGCAGTGATATAGCTATCAGTAAGCCACTAGAACAGCAAAAGGCTGACGAGATGTATGACAGGCTTATTAAGAACCCATCCATTGACCCATGGAAGTTAGCGGAATACTTACTAGAAACTAGAGACTTATCTGCCGATGACTTCAGGTTGAAGAAAGAGGGAGAAGAAGAACCAGACGGTGCACAAATTTCTCAGATGGTTGACCTAGCTAGTGTTGAGAATGACGAGATGTTGAAGGGTAATGAAATTGCCCCAACGGCTTATGCTTCTACAGTTCATACACAAATTCACATAGACTATATGAACAGTGATAAGTTCAGGAAAGATGTTCCAGCTGAAGACGAGAAGATACTTCAAAACTTTACTAACCATGCTATGGGTGAAATTGCGGCTCAGATGTCTAGGAAACAGAGTGGTTTAGGTGGTCAAATGGGAGGTTCTAATGTTCCTGGAATGCCAGGAGTCCCAGCAGGTCAAGTTCCTCCACCACAAGCTCCAGGAATGGGTGAAGTAGTTCCTGACAGGATAGAAGGCGGTGGAGATGTACCAAGTGGAATGCCAGGTGCCAATGCAGGAATAGGTGGAGGTAGGAAGATATGAAACAAAAAAAACCAAAGTACTCTTTAGCTTACAGTGAAGCGTTAGCCACTTTGGCTTCAAGACCAGAGTTTAAAGCTTTCCTACGCTTACTAGAAATTGAAGAGAAAAACATCATTGTTATGTCTTTTAAGATAAGGTCTTCTGACCCAGAACTATCTCGTAAGAAAGCTGGGCTAGAGGGTAGGATATTTCAGATGAGAAAGATAAGGAATACCTTTACTGAAGCAGCTAAAAATAAGGAGGATTAATGGGAATTTTTGACAATTTTTTTGGTGGGAGGTCATACACTTATGGTAAAGATGGTGGAGAACCAACCATAGAAGATACTCCTGGCAGGATAGATGAAATATTGGCAAAAATAAAGGGTATGTTTTCTGACATAAAAGGTAGGGAAGATGCTACAAGACCTCCAACAACACAACAACAGTACTCCCCTACTCAAGCTCCAAGTCAAGAACCTACTCCTCAAAAACCACAATCTGAACCAGCAAATCAATACCAGCATAATGTTCCAGTAACATCAGATACTCCAAACTATGAAATACCAGATGAGATGAAACAAATGTTAATGGAAGAGTTGGATTCTTCTGGGATAGCTACTGAAGCAGCACAAAGTCTTCATCACGAAACGATGAGGACAGATATTCCTGGAGAGGCAGAAAGGGGCTCGAATAGGGGCGAAAATCCTGATTTTATTACTGGTAAGGGATGGGATGACTACAATTACCAGACCGAGGAACACACAAAACCAAATGGTGAAAAAGGGACTAGATATAAACTAGATAAAGCAGGAGACAAAATTCCTAAGTATGTTGTTAATCCTCAAGGTGGGACGGAAAAATCAGAAGACCGAGGGTTGTTCAGGATTAACAATGCTACATTTTACGATTTTCAGGACAGAAAGCCAGAGTTACTTAAAGAAGCTGGGATTAAGTCTTATGAAGATATGTATGACCCTATGAAGAATATAAGGATGGCAAAAATTATTTATGACGAACAAGGTTGGAAGGCTTGGTTTGCTGCTCCTCCCGAGTTAAGGTCTCAGGAGCAATAATATTTGAACGATTTGACACAATTTGATATACTGATGGCAAGAAGTAGTCCAATTACCTAGAGGATACTTCACCCCGAAAGGAGGTGAACCCGAAAGACACTATGAAAGACGAAGAAAAGAAAGTAACGACCCCTCCAGCATCTCCCAAGGAGGACAAGTCCAACAATACGGAGACGGTAGACCAAGAATGGGCAAAGGTAGTCGATGGAAAATTTACCAGCCCGACCGAAGTTGCTAAAGCTTATAAAGAGCTGGAAACAAAATACGGTGAACAGAGTACAGAAGTCAAGCAAGCTAGAGAGATGATGACAACAGTCACACCGATACTAGAAGCTATACAAAATGACCCAGTACTTTTTAAACAGCTAGAAGAAAAACTTTCAGCTGATAATTCACCTAAAAAAACACCAGCCAATAAGAAAAAAGCCTCAAAGGATAATTCACAGAGTGATGTGCGACAAGTTGCTTCAGATTTAGTATTATCTAAATTCGAAGAGAAACATGGCATCGATAAAATGGAACCTGAAGAGCGACGAATTTTACGCCAAAAAATTGGTGACGCTTTATTCGAACTCACAGGTACGAATCTTAATGGCGTTGACTTACGCAAATTAGGAAACACTCTTGAGAATTCTTATATAATATCAAAGTATAAGTCCAAGCCAGCTGACTCAGCTGCAGACGATGAGGTTGACAGGGCAAGCATTTCAAGTATTCCGTCTAAAGACGGGAAAAAAGAAGCCGCTTTGACCCCTGACGAAGCCGAAACAGCAGAGAAGATGGGTCTATCTAGAGAGCAATACCTCGAAGGTAAAATACGCTGACAAAGTGTGAAGGCTGATGCAATAGAAAGTTTATTATGGCAAAAAGTACCGCTTATGGGTTTCGCTACGTGCGACACCTCAAGCCAGGTCAGAAGCCAGCAACTATTGAAGTAATATTAGCCAATGATGCAGTAGTAGCAGTTGGAGAGTCCGTCAAGTTCTCAAGTGGGTATTTAGCCCCTTGTGCAGCTGATGCGGCTCAGCTAGGAATTATAGTAGGCATCGTAACCGAAAAAGGTGAGAACGTTTTCAAAACTAATGAGGCCCATGGTGGCACCATTTCTGGAGATGACACTTTCACTGCGGGTGCGGCAAATGCCACTAGTCAAAAAGTGACTGGTGTAGTTATCACGGATAACGACGCTCTTTTCCAAGCAACCAATGCAGACGCACTAACACAAGCAGAAGTCGGTCTATGGTTCGCAGGGGTAGTTAATACCAATACGGGCATGGACGGTACAACTGGAACAGGCGGGGCCTGGTCAGTAGGTACTCAAGACTGGCAGCTTATAGAGTTAGTAACTACAGATTTAGACGGTTCAGCGGTCACAGACCAAGGACTATTCAGAATCGGTAGGAGTCAACTACTCAACGACGTAACAATCTAGAAAGAAGTAACTTATGGCAGCATACAGAGCAAATTTCGGTGACCTTCTAGAACCTGGTCTTAGAAAACTTTTCGACGACGAGTTCAAGGATATACCTGAAGTTTATAGTTCTATTTTCCATGTTATGGATTCTTCTGTAGACGTTGAGAGAGATAGCAGCATCACTGGTTTCAGTTTGTTAACGCAAACTGCAGAAGGTGGACCTATTTCCTATGAAGACCCAATTCAGATGTATGACGTTTCGTACGTCCATTTGAAATACACTAAGGGTTTCAAGGTCTCCGAAGAGTTGGTGGAAGATGACAGATACAACATCATTAATAAAAAACCTAAAGCACTAGCCAGGTCTGCAAGAAGGACTTCCGAGTACCTAGCAGCACAAGTTTTAAATAATGCCTTTTCCTCAGGGACAGGTGGCGACGCAAAATATCTTTGCTCGACTGCCCATCCAAGAGCCGATGGCGGGACTGCACAGTCCAACGCTTCAAGTACGGGTGTAACCCTTACTGAAACTAATTTAAACACTGCACTGTTAGCTATGAGAGGACAACTCGATGACAAGGGCATGAAGATAGGTGTGAAAGCATCTAAACTCATCGTTCCCCCTGCATTAGAGAAAACCGCTCAAATACTCACACAGTCTACTTTAAGGTCTGGAACAGCTGATAATGACTACAACTACTATCGTGGTATCGTAGATGTTATCTCCTGGGACTGGTTGACTTCGTCAACCGCTTGGTTCTTAATTGACTCAAGTGTCCACCAGCTTAATTGGTTCTGGCGAATTCGTCCAGAGTTCAAGCAAGATAGCTCATTTGACACAGGTATGGCACTCTTCAAAGTAAGAATGCGAGCATCCCGTGGCTGGAGCGACTGGCGTGGTTTTTATGGTTCAAAAGGTGATGGTTCTGCTTACTCCTCATAAAGAGTAGCAAGAACATACTGGGAACAGGGCAACGGTGGTAGCCTAGAAACAGAAGCTCATCACTTGAAAATCCTACTTAAAGTATTGATTTAGGGAAAGATTTTCAAGCGAGCCCACCGAAAAAGACTTATTAAAAGTTGACAAGCAGTTTATATAAACATAAAATAATATCAATGGGACTAACAAATTTTTCAGGACAAGTAGGCGGTTCGGTCCATCTCGTGAGAGTTAGGCAGATAGAACCGACATACCCAACACCTATCGCTGGTGACTGGTATTTCGACCAAACGAATGGAAGGTTGTATATTTACGATGGAACAATGTTCTGGGCAACAATCATAGCAACTTCAACCTCAACTTCAACTTCAAGCACATCTAGTTCTTCTTCAAGTTCTTCATCCTCTTCAAGTTCTACTTCAAGTACTAGCTCATCTAGTTCAACTTCCTCAACTTCAACTTCAAGTACTAGTAGCTCAAGTTCATCTAGTTCAACTTCAAGTACTAGTAGCTCAAGCTCATCTAGCTCAACTTCAAGTACAAGTAGCTCAAGCTCCTCGACTTCAACCTCAAGTACTAGTAGCTCAAGTTCATCTACATCAACAACTTAATAATTAAAATATGGCAAACCCTACACATTTAGAAATACACACAGGAAAGACCAAGAAGGTTAGAGTGCAGGCTGCAGCTCCAACTTCCCCTACTCCAACCTCTGGAGAAATTTTTGTAGACAACACTGCTGGTTCCGAAGCCATTGGTCTTAGAGACCACCGAGGCTGGTTATATGTAAGTCTAAAATAAAAATATGTCAACAAACTTTACAGAGCTTCGCTCACAGTCCATTCAAGTCGATACACAAACATCCGCACCAACGGGGGATGACCTCTATGAAGGCAGGACATACTTCGACACATCAACTGGTAGGTTGTATGTTTATGTGAACTCCTCCTGGAAATACGCAGCCATGACCTCCACTTCTACTTCAACCAGTACAAGTACAAGTTCTAGTACATCTACTTCCTCAACTTCAACTAGTTCTACTTCTACATCTACATCATCAACAAGCTCAAGCTCTACTTCTACATCAACAAGTACAACACTATTATGATAGCTATTAAGAACATAGAACCAAAAGAGATGGTCGTTTCCTACGAGGGAACAGACTATATCTTCCCAAATGAAAAAGTTGTTTTGGTAGAGGATAAAGTCTATGACTTTATAAAAGAAAGTTATCCGCTTACTTTTAAGTTCAAAGTCAAGCTTAGTAAGAAGAAACCAGTTCCAAAAGTATCAACTAAAAAGACACAAGTTTTCTCCACAGCTTCTAACAGAGTTAGTGATATGAATGTGACTTTGAATGGCCAGCAAGCAAATACTTTTGCTAATCCAGAAACAGAAGGTCCAGAATATTACGGTAAAGGAATAGAAATAGAAAATATATAATATGTCAACCTTAACAAAAAAGAGTGTATACCAAGCAGATGTTAAAACAACGGCAAAAGGCACAGAAATAATTGGTTCTCCTTGTGTTGTATACGAAATAACGATGATGAATGATGCAAAAGGAGATGCTACTTTGAATATATCCAATTCAACAACTTCTTATTCAGCTACTTATAGACTAGTTAAAATGTTAGCGACAGACGAGAACCAAATGGTTCAGGTTACTTTTCCTGGTGGAAAACCTTTTTCAAATGGGTTGAGTGCTACTTGTAATAAAGCCTCTACTGACATATCTGTCACTTACGAATAATTACTATCTTGCTTTTTTGATTTGTTGGTGATATAAATAAATAAAGAGCTGTGCTCTGGGTAACAAAAACGATACCTTATGACAAAACGAGTTGCAATTTTGACCACTTTTTCGTCATACTCGGAGGCCTATAGCTTGAACAGGGTAGTACAAAATCAAATTAGGATGTTGGTGGACAACGGATACAAACCCGTAGTCATTGTTGGTGAGCATTTTAAGCCTGTTCAGGACTACCTAGACTCTAATATTGAGATACGTAGGATACCCGATGTTCCTGTATTTAACGAGGTCAAGATGGACCCTACATTTGACCAAGATGTTACAGCTATTGAGAGAGAGCTATCTAAGTGTCTAGAAGGAATTGATGTAGTTCTAACACACGATGTTATCTACCAGCCCGCTGCAGTTAAGCATCTAGTTGCTTCTAAGCGTGTAGCCGCCAGAAAACCTAATATCAGGTGGATGCACTGGATACACTCAGCCACCTCCCCATACACACTCCAAAAACTCAGACCCTTGTTCGTTGACGAATACGCAAAAATTATTGGTGAGAAATTCCCCAACAGTTTCTACATATTTTTTAATGAGTACTCCAGGTTCAGAATTGCCAAAAACTTCAATGTAGCTGTTGAGGATGTAAAGACTGTTTACCACCCTACAGACATCAAAGCTTTCTACAAGATAGAGGATACGAGTTGGGACATCATCAAGAAGTACGATATGTTGTCGGCTGATGTGATGGGCACATACCCTATACGCCTAGACAGGGGTAAACAGGTAGAGAGATACATAAAGACAATGGCTGCATTTAAGAGGCTTGGTAAGTCAGTCAGGCTAGTCATAGGAGACTTCCATTCTAATGGTGGGGACAAGGTTGTTTACAGGAAAGAGTTAAAGGAGACTGCTAAAGAGTGGGGACTAACAGAAAACGAGCTTATTTGGTTATCGGAGCAAAAGTCAGACTGGGAGGTTGAAGTACCTTATCAGGTTATCTCCGACTTCTTCCGCCTATCAAATGTGTTTGTAATGCCTTCAGTTTCAGAGAGCTACAGTTTGATAACTCAGGAGGCTGGACTTTCTGGAGTAACTATGGCTGTTAACGGAGACTTCCCTCCTTTCAGAGAGATATTCGGTACCGCCTCACACTGCGGAGACTATACCAAGTTCTCTAGTAACATAGACATTCTTACTGGGCTTGATGGGGATACTAAGTCTGAACCAAACAACGAACAGGAATTTTACCTATATTTAGCTAAGGCTATGAATTACGACTTAGAGAACGACCGCTCCTTGAAGATGAAGACCTTTTTGAAGAAAGAAAGAAACCTAGATTATGTTTTCAAACATCAACTAGAACCATTAATTAACTACGTTCCAGTGGAACAAGTAGAGGAAGGCAAAGTTATAAAATGAGTGGAGATGACGCAGTCGTAATTGGAGGTAAGGGAATAGTTGGACAGGCAACAATGAAGTCCTTAAAAATACCTCACTATTTTGACTTAAAAGAAAGTAATATTACTCTTGAGGAGGCAGCAAAGAAACTTTTTATTTTCTTTTGTTTACCCACACCCACAGATAGTAAGGGTGGACAAGAAAAGTCTATCAAGGCTATTAAAGACTATGTCAGCCAGATTAAGCAGTATGGAGGAAGAAATATTTTTGTAATTCGTTCAACTGTTGTTCCTGGTACTTGTAAGGCTATTGCAGAAGAGTTTGGAGTGATGGTGGCCTCAAATCCAGAGTTGTTGTCTGAGGACACATGGGAGCGTGATGCGGTTAGTCCTAGACTTATCATCATCGGTGCCGACGATGTTCCATCTAGAAAAGCTCTAGAGAATATCTGGA